GTAAGACCAAACAAACACAACAACTCAAAAGGAGTATAGAAAATGAAAGTACAAGTATTCTCGATATATGATTCTAAAGCGGAAGCATATCTACCACCGATGTTCTTACAATCCAAAGGCCTAGCTTTGCGAGCATTTAGTGACGCCGTAAACAAAACAGGGCACGATCTAAATAAATGGGCTGCCGACTACACCCTCTTTCATATTGCAGAATATGACGACGAAAGAGGAGAAATAGAAATGCTACCCAACAGACAAAACTTAGGGAGCGGAAATGAATTTCTTGAAAACAATAATAACATACCTACCACTAGTCCAACAGCTAGTGGACTTCTACAAGAAGCTGAGAAAATCGCTGAAGGACCAAGACAATGACCAAAAAAGAAGCTGAGCTTCTAATTCAGTTATTAGAATTAGAGTTAAAAACTCGCCTAATAAAAACCGTAGACGCACAAAAACGAACACTGATCATCTCCCTAGCGGCGGTGATCTTTTCATACCTAGAAAAGGAAGACTAAAATGCAATCAGTAATGAAACATCAATTCTCTCAAGTACCAGCGGCGGAAATCCCCCGCTCAAGCTTCGACAGATCACACGGACTTAAAACAACCTTCAACGCTGGGGACTTAGTTCCAATTTACGTTGATGAGGCCCTGCCAGGGGACACCTTTAACCTTCGCATGAATGGCTTTGCAAGGATGTCTACACCTCTATACCCTTTAATGGATAATTTATCCATGCATACCTTCTTCTTCGCAGTACCCATCAGACTTATCTGGGATAACTGGCAAAAATTCAACGGAGAACAAGCAAACCCAGCCGACTCTACTTCATATGTGGTGCCCACTCATACCTCACCCGTTGGTGGATACCTCAATGGAACCCTACAAGACTACATGGCCCTGCCTACTGAGATCGCTGGCATAGAACACTCTGCTTTCTGGGCAAGAGCCTATAACTTAATCTGGAACGAATGGTTCCGAGACCAAAACCTACAAGACTCTGTAGTAGTAGACACAGATGATGGCCCAGACACCGTAACTGACTACGTTTTACTAAAACGTGGAAAGAGACATGACTACTTCACAAGCGCACTACCTTGGCCGCAAAAAGGCGACGCCGTAACCCTACCTCTAGGAACTTCAGCAGACATAATGCACGATGCTGCCTCTGCCGCAGAACTCTCTGTATATTCAACTGCTGGTTCAGACTACAGAAAAATGACTGCATCTACCGCTGCTCTAACCGCTGGTTCAGCCGCTGGATTAGAAGCCAACAAAATGTACGCTGATTTATCAACTGCTACTGCCGCAACAATTAACCAGTTAAGGCAAGCATTCCAAATACAGAAACTCTACGAACGAGATGCCCGAGGCGGGACTCGCTACATTGAAATCATCAAATCGCACTTCGGAGTAACTTCTCCAGACGCTAGACTCCAAAGACCTGAATACTTAGGTGGCGGAAGCAGTGCTGTAAACATCCATCCAGTTCAACAAACTTCAGAAACTGGAACAACACCACAAGGAAACTTAACAGCCTTCGCAACTTCTTCAATTGCTGGACATGGCTTCACTAAATCCTTTACTGAACACTGCGTACTTATTGGCCTTGTTAACGTCAAAGCAGACTTAACTTACCAACAAGGTATGGACAGAATGTGGTCCCGCTCTACAAGATGGGACTTCTACTGGCCTGCACTTTCTCATATCGGAGAACAAACTATCCTTAACAAAGAAATCTACGCAGACGGAACCACTGCGGATGACGATGTATTCGGATACCAAGAAAGATATGCAGAATATCGCTACAAACCTTCAAAGATCACCGGACAATTCAGATCTAATTATGCTACCTCATTAGATGGCTGGCATTTATCTCAGGACTTCGCTTCTCTACCTGTTCTCAATTCCTCGTTCATCAGTGAGGATGTACCAATGAACAGAGTATTAGCCACGCCTACAGAGCCGGACTTCATCTTTGATTCTTACTTTCACTTAAAAACTGCTAGACCTATGCCAGTATTCGGAGTGCCTGGACTCCTTGACCACTTCTAATGTCTGCCGCAGAAGGAGCAGCCGCTGGCGCAGCGGCTGGCGGACCATATGGCGCATTAGCAGGAGCCGGAATAGGGGCATTAGGCTCCTTCTTCGGTCAAAAATCGGCTAATAGAGCCAATGCTGCCATTGCCGAACAAGCTCACCAAAATCAAATCTACATGCACTCTACCATGTACCAACGCCAAGCTCGTGATCTTAAAAACGCTGGACTTAATAAAATGCTCGCATTCGGAGCACAACCAAGTCCCATAGCACAAGCACCACAAGCACATATGGAAAATGAAGCGGAAGGCATGGCCAATTCCGCTAAAAATATGGGCGCACTAGTTGAGGAAATCGAACAAATCAGAAGTCAAACTGAACTCAACGAGGAACAAAAAAAAGTTGCAGCAGAAATGAAAAAAGTGCATAGAGCTACAGCAAAATCAATCAATGCTGATATCCCTATAAAACTGCTCAAAAACTTTGCTGCTAAAAAAGTAAACGAAGGTTTACAAAATAACGCAAATAAGCACCCAAACAGAAACGTACGCCCTTACAAAGAAAAGGACATACAGAAACATAAACGCCAACACAAAGGCTCTTACCACAAAGGAACTTACTACCCATGAAAAACGTACGAAAAAGAAGCACTAAGCGCTTACAAACAGTAATTAAAGGCGAAAGCCGCACCAAACAACAATTCAAACTGGAATGTGACATTAATACTATAATGAAAAAGTATGAAAAAACTGGACTCATTACACATGTCAAAGAAGGCGGAACTTACGGTGATTTCACCAACGTATCCGACTATCACTCTGCTTTAAATCAAGTCATTGAGGCCGACGAGGCCTTCATGACGTTACCAGCATCTACCCGAAAAAAATTCAATAACGATGCTGCACAAATGATTGCATTCCTCGACGACCCTAAAAACGACGAGGAAGCTATCAAACTTGGCCTAAAAGCCAAACCTATACAAGACCCTGTCTTGCCTCAAGAACCCGTTAAAACGGATTCTCCTGCGCCAGAAGCGCAACCTAAATCTAACTAACAAACCAAGGGGCCATTCTCTTAAAGAAGTGGCTCCTTACCAACCTACCTAAACCCAAAACATAAAACAAAAACACAAAACCTCTCCAAAACTACCCAAATATACTTAAAAAAACTTATACTCTTATAACCCACAAGAGGCCGATAGGCCGATACTTTGCCGACCGAATGGTCGGATAAACACGCCATCAGGCGTAAAATTGTGCCTACTGGCACATAAACAAACAAATCCGACTAAGTTCCTTAGTCGAGTATTTGACCTCAAAACGTCGTGATTCAACACGACAAAAATAATAAGAATTGCTAAATTCTCTCGTGTTTTGTTATGCTCTTTTAAAGAGCAGCCCAACCTTCTACTTGATGTAACTGGGCTGACTCATACCAACACTATGAGTCATAACAAAACACAACCAAAAAAAGGAGCAAATAATGCGACGTAACAAGATCAAAAAAAGCAGATCAAAATCGATGTTCAGAAAGTCTGCATCGAAAACACATGTCAAAAACGTAAGCGCTAAACCAATGCGTGGCGGAATTAGACTATAAAAAAAAAGGAGTACAACAATGCCATGCTATACTCCTCTTACGGGATGGCGTTCTCGACATCGCAATCCCACAGGAAAACGTAGCATAGTCTTTACCAAAAGTGAAGGCTATGAGGACCTACAAATCGACGTACCTTGCGGACAATGCAAGGGCTGTCGTCTAGAGCACTCTAGAAAATGGGCAGTCAGGTGCATGCACGAAGCACAAATGCACGAAAACAACTGCTTCATTACCCTAACCTACAACAACGAAAGCCTACCCGAACACGAAACCCTAGTAAAAAGACACTTTCAACTGTTCATGATGCGACTCCGGAAGCGATATGGAAAAGGAATCAGATACTACGCATGCGGAGAATATGGTGACAAAGGTGGACGACCTCACTACCACGCCTGTATCTTCGGTATGGACTTCAAAGACAAAAAACTATGGAAAAACGTAAACGGGGGACACCCTCTCTATATCTCAAAAGAACTAGACAAACTTTGGACCGACCCAAAAACTGGCATACAAATGGGCTGGACAACAATTGGAGAAGTAAACTTCGAAACTGCCGCCTATGTAGCACGATACGTTATGAAAAAACGCAAAGGCAAAAAATCAGCAGAATACTATGAAAAAATACTCCCAGATGGCCAAATCTTCCAAAGAGAACCCGAATTTCCCCTCATGTCTCGCCGACCAGGCATAGGAAAACCTTGGCTAGACAAATGGCACAAAGACACTTATCCCTCAGACTCTGTAATAGTAAGGGGACAAGAACAAAAACCGCCAAAATACTATGATGATATCTTCGAACGAGATAACCCCGTAACAATGGCCCAAATAAAATACGCAAGACGTCAAGCACAACGCGACGCCAAAGATGATAATACACTTGCCAGATTATTCGTAAAAGGCAAATGTAAGACCAAACAAACACAACAACTCAAAAGGAGTATAGAAAATGAAAGTACAAGTATTCTCGATATATGATTCTAAAGCGGAAGCATATCTACCACCAAT